CCCTATCAAGGATGGTGCTGATGCTCTGGTGAGCTGACAGATCATCTCTCGGAATCCAAGAATAGGGCATGAAACACCAATACCATTGTCCTGTGAGTTGAACTCCCCGGCCGTGCCTGATGCTTTCTCTTTGGACAGATTGGGTAGCACACTAACCGATCGCAATGCAATTTTCCTACATTCTCGTTGCAGCTGTAGGAAAATATGACACGCTCTTTGGCGTTCTGAGCGTGTGAATTGATCACTTGTTTCCTGGTTCTCCATGCCCGCTACTATGGTTGAGTCATCAGAAGTGACAAGCGGAATCCCTTTGACATATGCACGCTTCCCGGATACGTATATTTGTGCCTTCTTTGCCGCATCAATAGACAACAATAATGCCCCCCCATGCTCAATACTCATGCCCACATGCGACATCCCCTGACCAGTATGGCTAGAAGTACAATACCATTTGAGACTCTCAACCCCATAGGTCCCGGCTTTTGGCATTGTTTCAACCCAGTTTTTGGTGTACTGCAGCTGCCTTATCTCCTCTGGGCTAGTGCATACTTCGAGACGTTTTTTTATCTCGCCTAACACTGAAGTATCTAGAATCATCCTCCTGGATGCAAGCCTAGTATACACTGCAGCTGCGGATGCTAGATGTGAACTACCACCAACAGCGGCCAAGACACTGCATGTGATCCCAACGGCAATATTTGACATCATAGCAGCAAATCTAGATGCATCGGACGATTGTATGACACCTCCTGAGAGAAGGGCTTCTGTGCTTATCCTGTAAAAAAAGGCATCCTTGTCCGGCCTTTTGAGCATATCAATCTGGGTTGTCCGTCCATATTCACCGCATATGTGCTCTGCATCATTGAGCATTATTCTAGAGTCTGGGTCAGTGATTGATATCTCCCGATCTTTGAGTTCCCCATTCTTTGGATGGTTCATGAAATATGGTCTGTTGGCATAGAAGAAACGTACAGAAGGCCATAGGCTAGACAGGTATGGATCAAGGCCTTGTTTAAGGATCATCTCAGCTACGGTTCCCTTTTCAAGCTCACCTCGCATGTTGATGCGGCCAGAGTGTCGAACAGTAAGGTGGTCAGACATATTCCGTGCTTTCCCACCTCTAGAAAACGATCTATCAAATCGGGACGGAGAACCCTGTAGCGTGAGTGCATGTGCTGAGGCCATTGAGCCAAACACAGACCAGCCGAACTTCCCTCCTGTATCAAGGCTGCATGATGCGCGTATCGATGCCCGAATTTCATGGTAGCCTATTTCGGCCCTGGTGATAAGCTCATATTGGGACATGAGGTCGGTGGTTCTGACATCAAGACTGCCATGTAGATCCTTATACTCATCTGCCAACGCTATGACACAGTCAGTGAAATGCTTGGTGGTGTCGGCCAGGTCTGAGGGTACC